TCCCACACCAAGAGAGTACGGTTCAACACGAGCCACAGCTTCTCCGTCTTTGCTATGTCCACTTGTGTTCCGTTATACTGCTCAGTGCTATAAGGGCAGATTGCTCGCCGTATTAACCTCAATGGCTTATTCACACCTACCGCTAAATCTAGGTCGTGCATGTCAATATGTTTATCCTCGTTTGGCCATTGGGTAGGACTAATAATACACGCAACGCAACCGCCAATGCGCAACTTCTTACCATATTCATTAATTAACGCAATTAGATGTTTGTTGAACTTCTCTAGAGGCATATTGGCCAAGTCTGTCGGATCATCTGAGTATTTTCTCTGTGCTTGTTTCCAGTACGGAGGGTCAAGATAGACCAGCGCCACATCTCCCCAGAGGTACGGCCCGGCCACACCATCCGTGACAATGTCGTGTGTGCGGATGTCGGACCGCTCCACTGGCGGCTTCCGGTCACTCACCCAATAGCGCCGCAGTCGCTCCTTGCAGATGTCTATGGTACTGCCGCCCCCGCCAAACGGATCAACCACCACATCAAACGGCTCCGTAAACGTATAAAGTAGATTGTCCACGATGCCGACGTGAGTGTTGCCGAAGTGCTTGGTCTTGTTTGCGTTTTTGGCGAAATTCCATATATTAAACAGCGGCGGCTTCCAGTCTGGCTCGCCGTATTTGGCGTGGAGACCTGCCCGATTTGAAAAGTTTTTCAAATCGGGCAGGTCTTTTGTTTGGTTGCTAATTGTTTGCCGTGGTGTGCCCAGCGCATCCGCTATTTCTTCTTGTGTCCTGCACGCCAGCCACATCTCGCGCACACGGCGCTTTTGGTCTTCTTTGTGCTGCTGGTCGATGTTTTTAACCCAGCTAGTTATAGTCTGCACAGTCACGGACAGCGTGGCAGCCAGTTCTTTTTTGTCTGTTTGTGGCGGATTATAAATCTGGCGGCACATTCGTCGCTTGTCTGCTATGTTGAGCTGTAGCCCGTGGGTCGCGTTGCGCTTGATTGCCAGCATTAGCACCTCTGCGTCTGATGCGGTCTGCGTTATCACTACTGGCACATCTGACGCTTCTTGTTTCTTGTGGGCCAACCAGCGGTGATACCCGTCGATTAGCTCGCTGTGCTGGTTTATTTCGATGGGCGGCAGCACGTCCAAGCTGTCAGCATACTGTTGAACGGTGGCTGGATCGTGCTCGAAGCGTGGATATAAATCTGTTCGCCATACAATCTCATCAATTGGAGCTATACCTTTACTATAATCAATGTCTGTCATAATTGTGACTCCCTGTTGGTGGTTATTTCCTATGGAGTAGAACATTCATCCATTGGATTTGGTTTGGGTTGAGCGCAGCGTCCAGATTTTATAGTCTCACCCGCTTTAACGCTCAACCCATGCGGGTGGAATGGACGTGGTGGGAATTGAACCCACGTATCACGCCCTATTGCTCAGTGCGTCAACACGCACCCGATGCCGACCTCCTCATTTGGCTGGAGCACCGCCCCTATATAGCCCGCTTGTTCGTTATGCTTGCGGTTCATTTCTGCAAGATCAGCAATTAGGTACTGGTCAAACAGCTCATAGCCGAGGCCACGGCAGACGTGCTTGACTATGTTGATCATGTTGTCGCCATCCTTGACGATATAGTTCGCTCCCTTGGGTCTAGCTGTAGGCTCTGGTGTGGCCGTTGCTTGTGGCAGTGGTGGTGGCAGCGTAGGCTCTATCACGGCAACTGTTGTCTGTTCGGGTAACACCGTAACTTCTACGGCTGTCGGGTGTTGTATCAGTGACGGCTCGGTGGGTAGGTGTGTCATCACCCAAAAGGTCGTGGTTGCACCGAACAGAATCCCCAACCCTACCCCCAACGGCGTGAACGCCACCCACTCTGCAAGTTGATTTAAATACTTCATCGTCTAACCTCCACGGTAACGACATAAGCACTGCTTGGTGAATACTTATCTCTGATAGTCTCGCCCCCAGGAATGTACGGATAGTCTGCCTGCATGAGATCCAAGTAGATAGTGCCGTCATGGGGCAACCTGTTTATAGCCCCTCCACGGTCAACGCACACTCTCTTCCCGTAGTGGGGAATCAGGAACACCGTCCCGATCGGGTACTCCAAAGGGCAGGCAACCCCGAGGTTCCACCACTGGCTCCAGTGATCCTTGAAATTGTTGATCCTGCTGTGACACTGGCCACCTGTCCAGTTGTCCTTATGGCACGAAGGTGGGCCTAGACTTGGGTCATAATGGCTGAGTCTTGCCCGCTGGTACTCTTTCGCTGGAGTAGGTAGTGGCGTTGGTGTTGGCGTTGGCCCCATGATTACGACACGGCTCTCCGGCAGGATAACGTAGTAGGTATCGCCGGTTGTGGACATAGCCAAG